GCGGCGTGTCCGTCATCGTGCCTGCTGCCGAGTGCGGCCTGACGATTGAACAGATCGCGGCCAAGGACGTGCCGGCAGGCAAACCCTTCCAGATCGTGGATGTCGCTGACATTCCGTCTGATCGCACGTTCCGCAACGCATGGGAGTACGCATGATCCAGATCAACATGACCAAGGCGAAGGCTATCGCCCATGATGCCCGTCGCGCTGCCCGTGCCGCTGAGTTTGAGCCGTTTGACAACGCCATTGCCAAGCAAATTCCCGGTCAGGTAGACGGTGCAGAAGCCGAGCGCCAGAAGATTCGTGACAAATACACGGCCATCCAAGCTCAGATGGACGCGGCCCAGACACCCGAGCAACTCAAAGCCTTGATGCCCAAGGAGTAAAAAATGCCCGCAATCATCAACAGCGACAACGGAGTCGTATCCGGCTCCGCAGGTTTGAAGACCTCTGGTGCCAACGACGGCATTCTGGTTTTCCAGACCAGCGGGACGGAAACCGCCCGCATCAACACGGACAGCCAGATTGTTGCTGTTGCAGGGACTGCTTCTCTCCCAGCCCTGACGTTCACTGGTGACCTGAACACCGGCATCTACTCCTCCGGCGCAGACGCAGTAAATTTCGCAGAGGGTGGCGTGGGTTTCGGGGTGGGGTACAGAAACATCCCGCCGTCTGGCACCAGAACCGGCTCGTACACCCTGGTCACGTCTGATGTTGGCAAATACGTTCAGATTGGCTCAGGCGGCTCCATCACCATTCCAACAGGCACATTTGCTGAGGGGGATGCGATCTCGCTTGCCAACAACACCACGGGCAGCATCACGATCACCTGCTCTGCCCCGACCGCGTATATCGCCGGGACGAACACGATCAAGACCTCGATGACGCTTGCAACACGCGGCGTGGCAACGGTGCTGTTTATCTCCAGCAGCGTTTGTTTTGTTACCGGAAATGTGACCTGATCATGTCTGGCATCATGCTCATGGTTGTGGGGCGGGAGCCTGGGTCATTCCAGTTTACCATCTCGTCCAACCAAACCAATGCCAACCTTCGTACCCTCGCAGTCAATGCCGGGTGGGATCAAACCACTAAAGTTGCCGCCACAATTGGCTCAGGCGTTTATATCAGCAGTAATTCGACAGGCACCCCCGCGCTTACTGTAAATGGCTCTTTCCCCAATGGAGTCGAGTTAACAAACAGCGGCTTCATTATTGGCAGGGGCGGTAACGGTGGTGTTGGTGCGGGCAACGGTGCTGGCACTGCGGGCGCAGCAGGGGGGCTAGCGCTTTCTGTGTCGTCCGCAATTTCCATCAACAACGCAGGGACTATTGGCGGTGGCGGTGGCGGCGGTGGCGGGGGTCGATATAGGTATCAAACTGACAGCAAAACAGGCACTGACACAATATGGGGTGGAGGCGGCGGGGGTGGTGGCCGAAGTAGTAATGCTGCTAACTCATCTGGAGGCGCAGGAGGCCCTGGTAACAATGGCGGCCCCTCTGGCTCCGCAGGTGGCACCGGAACTGTTAGTAGCGCGGGTGGCGGCGGTGCTGGCGGGAGTGCCGGCACTATAGGCGGGGCCGGTGGGGCGGGTGGCGGCTGGGGTTCTGCGGGTAGCACGGGAGGCCAAGGATCAGGCAGCACCGCAGGCGGTGGCCCCCAGAGTGGCGGCTCAGGAGGCGGCGCAATCACAGGAAATTCAAATATCACATGGGTTGCCTTCGGCACCCGTCTTGGGAGTATCACATGAGCATTCAGTACGGCTACGAAATCACCAGCGTCGATCAAACGGCGCGTTGCATGGAGGTGGTCTACACCGCCGCCGGGCGGCAGACCATGCACATCGGCGCACGGCTCCCCTACGAGGGCGAATCGCTTGAGGCTGTTGTGGCGATGTATGCCCCGGTGGCATATTGGTTGGAGCAGCAAGCGGCTGTCACGGCTCCGTCTGTCGGGGCTTCTGGTGTTATGGGGACGCCGGTTACCGAAACCCTTGCATCTGCCAAAGCCAAGCGGCTGGCAGAGATTGCCGCGTGGCGATACGAAAAAGAGGTGTCTGGCATCACTCATAACGGCGCTCAGATTCGCACCGACCGCGAGTCTCAGGCGCAGATCACCAGCGCATACACCAGCCTGAAAAATGGGCTGCTGACCTCTGTGAACTGGAAGGCCGCAGATGGCCAGTGGGTGGAGATGACGCTGACTGCGATTGAGCCTATTGCTGGCGCAGTCGCTCAACATGTGCAGTCTTGCTTCAACGCCGAGAAAGCGTTGGCGCAGCAGGTCAATGCCGCTCAAACCATCGAGGCCGTCAACGCCGTAACCATCGTATGACCAAGCTATTCATCAGCCTTTCTGAGCCGAGCTATGCGCGTCATTCTTTGACGACCGCAGCCGCACGGATTGGAGTAGAGGTGGTCGGTCACATTGACGGGCCTCATGTACTTGCGTTGAGCAATCGCACATCGCAGGCTCTGTCTCGGGTGGCTGGTGTCAACTTCATCAGCGCGTCTACCTTCGACATCTTGAGTGACTGCCGGGATCGTATTGACCACATGCCTGCGCTTCCTGCTGCGCAGTCTGAGGCAGATGTGCTGGCGATGAACTTTCCTGTGTTCGTCAAGCCCCGCAAGAACCTGAGAAAAGGCACCACGCCTTTGGCCTACACGCGCTGGGCCAGTGGCGCTGCGTTGCATTCGGCAAAGTGGCAAGAGTTCTCAACCGCAGAAGTTGAGTTGGGCGGGCTGGTGGCTCTACCGGATATGGGCAACCCCATGTCTTGCCTGGAAATTACCTTCGCGGTCAACGCAGACAGCGAGGTTTTTCTCATGCATACGTCAACGCATGGGTTTGCCGAGCACAACAGGCCGACGAACCTTGTGTCTGGTGCAACTGCGCCAGCAGACCTCATGTCTGCCATCCAGTCGTTCTGCACAACCCGGCAAATCCGTGGCGGCATCTTCAACGTGCAGGCAGTCGAGCATGGTGGAGCCTGGAAGGTCATGGACTGGAACACCCGACCCGACGGAACCTACGGTGTCGCCGCTGGCGCACACCCTGGGATGGCTGATGCAGGCTTGGCTCATATGCTTGGCCTGCCGGTGGTCGAGACGCCAGTTCACTTCGAGCTTCGCTCGTACTGGTCAAACATGATCCCCAACCACCGGGCCGATGAGGTTCGCTCGTACGGTTTGATTCCAAGCTGGGTGTGGCACCGTGATGCGATTGGCCGCGTCTACGGCATTGGCGACACAAAAGAAGAGGTACAGGCAAAGTTTGCCGCTTTTGAGGGGGCGATGCTGTGATTCGATTTCTGGCGGCGTTGCTGATATTTGCTGGCTTGGCCCATGCCCAGCCGCTGACGTTTGTCACGCTGACGGGTGCTGGCTCTTTGTCTGACACCGCCATACGTCAAGCCGCCCCTGAAATTGAAAAGCAAACGGGTCGCCCCGTTGTTGTGGTCAACATGCCCGGAGCAAATGGCTTGATTGGGGTTCGATACTTTTTGTCCCAGCCATCAGACCAAACTGTGTTGGTTGGAAATTCCTCAATCGGGTACTTGAAAGCAGTAGGGCAGTTTGATGGTCCTCTGATCCCACTTGCAGGGCTTACCAAAACCGATCTGGCTGTTTACACCAGTGACAAAAGCCCATTTGCTGCCGCCTACCGGGGATCAACGCTTCGTGCTGCATCCACATCGCCTATGACAAACATGAGCATCTGCATGTTTGATAGCCAGCATCGGACGGCAACGACCATCGTCCCGTATAAACAGTTTGGGCAGGCGTTAATCGACACAGTTGAGGGCCGCGTTGATTATGTGGTTGCCCCGTCTGGCGCAGCTTCATTGGAGGGAATGGTGAGCGCAGGCAGGTTGCGCATGGCGCATTTGCTTGGCCCAAAGTTTGGATGGAATGCGCTATTTGTCTCTGGCAATGGAATCAACGCACCTTGGCGGCAGGGCGTTCTCAATGCAGTCAAAGAAACCCGGTTTGTTGGATTGAACCGTTTTGATGCCACGGCAATCCAGATTACGGAAATCCAACAACAAGAGCACAACACAATCTCGAACTGCTTGAGAAGCACGGTTTGATGTATTTAGTATTGCCGGTTTTACCGGTAAGGCAGCCCACCAGCCTCTGATGGTGGATTTTGGGAGATACGCTATGGGCAACAACAAAGAGCCCCAGACCGTAAGCATTGAAGGCAAGGAATACAGGCTGGACAACTTCACACAGGAGCAAAAGATGTTGCTTGATCATTGTGTGGACTTGGACAGAAAAATTGCTTCTTGTCAGTTTCAATTTGATCAACTTCGAGTCGGCAAGGATGCATTCCTGAAGATGCTCCAGCAGTCTTTGGAAGAGCAACCTCAGTGAGGATTTGATGGAAACGCAGGCGATATTCAACGTGATTGTTGGAATCGCCGCCTTTTTTGGCGGCTGGGTCTTGAACAACATTACCAAGGCGATTGAGCGCCTGGACAAAGACGTTCGGGAGATGCCGCACAACTACGTCTCAAAAGACGACTATCACCGCGACATCGACGAAATCAAGGACATCTGCAAGCAGATCTTCAACAAGCTCGATCACAAGATGGACAAGTGAGTGCATCATGATCGACCCCATCACCGCTCTTGCTGCCATATCGTCAGCGGTCGAACTTGTTAAAAAAGTTGCCGCGACGGTTGATGATGTCACTTCGCTCGGGCCGGTGCTGGGTAAATATTTTGATGCCAAAGCCGACGCCATCGAAGTTGTTCAAAAGTCGCAGCAGGGTGAGTTCAAAGGGTCCGCTTTAGGCAAGGCGCTTGAACTGGAAATGGCCATTGAGCAGGCCAAGCAGTTTGAGGAACAGATCAAGATGCTGTTTTTCCAGGCAAACAAGATGGATGTCTGGGCCAGAATTGCAGCCAGGGCGCAGCGGATGGAAGCAGACGCAGCCCATGCGGCGAGGCGTAAAAAGGAAGCCGCAAAGAAACGGCAGCAGGAGTTGGATGAGTTGTTCATTATTTTGATCGGCGCGTTGGTTGTGCTCGTCGTGATCGGCGCAACTGTTTGGTTTATCGTGGAAGCCACGGCACAAGGAAAATAGTATGTTGTCACTTATCTCCACACTCGGCGGCTTGCTGATTTCCGGCCTGCCAAAATTGCTTGAGTACTTTCAAAACAAAGCCGACCAGAAGCACGAGTTGGCCCTGGCCAGGATGCAAAACGAGCGTGAGTTGGCTCTGGCGGCCCAGGGGTACGCCGCGCAGCAGCGCATTGAGGAAATCCGCACTGATCAGATCATGATGCAGACCGAGGCGCAGATGACCGAGGCCGCTCTGCAACACGACGAAAAGGTGCTGGACAGAGCCCACAAGTGGGTTG